TTACGACTTCGCGTTATTTTCTGTAATCGGTGTGCGCAGCAGTTGCGGTTCGATGTTCTGAATCACCGCGGCTTTCGGCTGCTTCGCCACCTCGTCAAGTGCCTGCTGACACTCAACGGTCGGACGCGCCACTTTACGCAGGGTCATCCTGTCATAGCTCAGCTCGCCATTCTCCACGACCAGCGGCATCACCCGCACCTGACGCGTTACATTGACATAATCGCCGCTTAACCGGGTCAGTTTGCCCGGCTTCGCAATCACCCGCATCCACTGACGGCAGTCCAGCGTGCTGCCATCCGCATTGATGATCACACTGGCTATCGCCTTATCGCTGATCAGGCTGCTCTGTGGGCCGACGGTTTGCCAGGTTCCCTGCAGTTCAGCGGGCGCCGGTGTTTGCACCGCATTCTCATAATCGTTGATTTGTGCACAGCCACTCAGTGCCAGCGCGGCAATCAGCATCCACTTTTTCATGTTTAATCCCTAAGATCCCATCAATGGCGGCTACGTTATAATTTTTCCACCGCGTTGCGCAAGGTATCTGGGTGTTCAAACACCACGCAGACCCTGATTGCGCCAGAATTTAACCCGCAGCGAGGCTCACGGTCAGGTTTTTGACCGAAAGTTCAGAGGCTGAACTGATGCAAAGCCCCGCCGTTGTCACGCCTGACAAGCGGAAGACAACCCGCTACACTGACGCGCTGCAACAGACTTTCAGGAATATGAATATGAAAACGCCAGAAGCCTACTATGCCCAGGCGCGCGAGATGTTTTTTACCGCGCATCCCGACTTTCAGTCTGCACTTGATGAATTAACAGAGAGCGACGCCCGTGCAGCTAACCTGTCACTGCGACAGCTGCGCGAATGGCATGCCGAGCGCATCTATGCGGCCTTTTTGCGGCAGAAAAATCTGGATGGAATGATCTTTTCTATTCAGCTCGCTGAGCCGGATAAAGCGGTGGCCGCTGAGGCTATCGAGACTTATCTCAAATCTCATGCTGAGTCACTGGGGATGAGCTGGGAAGAGTTTTGCATCAAAAACGAGTTGTAATCAGGGCCGCGTTGAAGTTGCCTTTATTAAACACCTCCAACCAGTTCAGGCACTGCAGAAAAAGTTGTACTAACCGGGGGAAAGTGTATAACTTCGGCGTGCGACTAAGGTCGTGATTGTCCTTTAACGAATAGTGCTTATGCACTGCCTCTGCAGGTGTTGTCTCAATTCCACCTCCAGAGGCGAATTTTTTATCCGCCCCTACCCCTCACCTTCCGTCGCCTTACCCTTTACTTCAACATAACTTGCTACCGCCAGCAGACGATTAATATGCGTCAGCAGCAGATCCACATCAGACTGCAGAAAATCGGTCGAAGATTTCGACGCGGTAATAATGGCATCCTGCACCGTTTCTGAAATGGTCAGCGAGTTGTCCTGTTTCGCCTGCACCAGCAGCGCTGCAACCAGCAGAGACTGCGCTTCAAGTTGCGCCGTCAACTCTTTTGCATCGACGTCCATCTTTGCCAGTTTTAGCAGAATATCAATTACCAGTTGTCGCATCGCGGACCTCCTAAAAGTAAGCCGCCATTATGTCGCGATGCGTGCGCATTTTGCTAGTCGAAGATTGAGGTTTATGCGAGATAAAAATTTACGCGAAATCGGGCACGCCGCCTTGCCACTGTTTTTATTTACAGTATTATATGTCAGCGATTTTGCCCTGAATGGATTGCCATCATGTTTGTTGAGTTAATTTATGACAAGCGCAACGTTGCCGGTTTACCGGGTGCCCGCGAGATGATTCGTGAGGAGCTGGAAAAGCGGGTGCATCGGGTGTTTCCTGACATTGAAGTTAAGGTCAAGCCGATGGAACGTAATGCGATTGATACTGATTTGAGTAAGAACGATAAAGCGACGGTTGCGCGGATTGTTGAAGAGATGTTCGACGAAGCGGAAATGTGGCTGGTGGCCGATTAATCCCTTAACGGCCACCACATCAGTTAGCGGGAGATGACTTAGCTCTCCTGCTCGCTGTGATTAATTTCAATCTCGATGTCCTGAATCGCGGCATCCAGATCTTCCAGCAGTTTACCCTGCTTATTGAGCAGCGCATCGATTCGGTCGGCGTTGGTCTTGTCTTTATACTCACCGGCATCAAACGCTAACCATTGGCTGGAAAGGGTTTCGGTGTTGGTCTGAGCATAGTGACGCATCTCTTTTAGCTGAGAAGTCACGTCACGCAGATATTCAGTTTTGGTCTTGGTTTCTGTTGAATCGCTCATGCTAAATTTCCTTCTGGTCATTTATCCAAAGTGAGTAGGCTTAGCGGTTCATCAACCGGCCAATCAGCGGGCCTGCATTCAGGTACAAAATGTTGCCCGGAGATTTAAAACTAGTCGATAATAGCGAAACCGCATTAAGAATAATCGGAAGTTATGGTTTCTGACCGGATTTCCCTGCTGGTACCTCACTCTCAGTGACGACCTCTTTGACTTTGATGACCGTTTTGTCGGCTATGCGATCCGGTATTGCATCCAGCTTATGCTGTATTACTGCAACCTGATCCGTCAGCAACTCCACTCTGTCATCACGCCGCGCCGCAATTAAGCGATAATCCGCCCGAATCTCCTCGACCCGCTTGTTTGCGGTGTTACTGACGTAGAGAAAAATGATCGTCATCAGGATGCAAATCATCGAACAGCTCAGCAATACGCAGCCGAGGATAACTTTGCGCCGGTAAGACATAGGTGCCTTAGTGCTATTAATCATGGCCATCACTGCGATCCTCCAGAGTTGAGATAAGCCGATCAATCTCATTACGAAATTTATCGTTCTGATCGGTTTCGGTCATTGCCAGTAAAATCCCTACCGCATTCTTGATTAACCGAAGATCCGTTTCGAGTGTCGAGATACGCCGCAGATTCCTGTCGTGCCGTTCGCGTAGTTCATCGTTCTCCTCCCGTATCAGCAGGTTGCTCTCTTTCAGCAACACCACCTGCTCTTTGTAGCTGGTAATAATTTCGCCGCCGGCTCGATTACTGGTTACGATTGACGCTATTCCCGCCAATAACGGTTTCCAGAACAGTGCTGCAGCCCCCCCACCCAGAACTAACGCACCCATACTGGTAATCAGACTACTTTCCATGCCACACCCCTTTGTACGGTAAGGTCTCTGGAACTTACTGCGTGCTGCTTAGCCACGTCCCCCGCATGAAATTTAAGATTGCTTAAATACCAGGCTTAAGTATACTTAAGTCACTCTCAACCAAAAAGTCAAGCTTATGAAAAACGAAACGCTGGGTGACCGCATCCGACTCCGACGTAAATCGCTGCAGTTAACGCAGAAGCAATTGGCGCAACAGGTAAAAGTGTCCCATGTGGCGATTTCTCAATGGGAAAAAGAGGAGACGCTGCCGCGCGGTGAGAACCTGCTGCGGCTCGCTGAAGCGCTGGGCTGCGCACCGGCTTTTCTGATAGATGGGGATGGACCTGTTTTCAGCGAAAGCGCCTGGAGTGGTCTGCACCAGATCCCACTGCTTGCACAGCGCGACGTGCCGCAATGGCTGAACGAGGCCGGTTCCGTCCGGCATGAATTGCTGATGCACAACGACATGGCGCTTTCGCAGCAGAGCTTTGCCTTCCGGGTGGAAGAACAGGCGATGACACCCGCGATTCTGCGGAATGATGTGGTGATCATCGATCCCAGGCAGTCACCTCAGCCCGGCGACTGCGTGCTGGCATTGCAGCAACAGGCCGTGCTGCTACGCACCTGGCGTCAGCGCGGCAGTGAAAATGGCGTCATGCAGTTTGAACTGGCACCGGTCAATATCAACTTCCCTGAGCTGCATTCCAGCCGGGACAGCCTGAAGCTGATTGGTACGCTGGTGGAACTGCGACGCTACCGCCAGCCATAAAAAAACCCGCCGGGTGCGGGTTCACTTTTCATTGTACAACGGTGGCTGAGATTATGGCCGGACAACTACAGGGCATCGGTCAGTTGATCTACCACCACATTGCCCTGCAGATCGGTCTGCATAATGCGATAATTGACGGGCCATGAGCGGCGGGTACTGAGTTTATCGAACAGGGTTACGCCGCCTTTTTTAACACCCTGGCGGTTGACAATAATCCATTCGGTGACCTCTTCCTGACCACGATTTTTCAGGCTCAGCGAGCGTTGTTCGATTAACTGATCTTCAGCTTCAATCTTTAAATAGTCTCTTAACATAATTTCTATCTCCTGGTAACGCAGGACACTATATGCCTTTTGTTAATCTGTTCAATCGAATTTATTTATCGATCTGTTTATCGACGGGAATGTGACCTGCCGCAAGCGACATGACAGATTTGTCCATTACTGCATCAGGGATTCCCGGTTAGCATGAACCTGCTGTACACACCCAAACATCGAAAAATGACGTGTTCAGTATGAGAGAAACTCCGATTAGCCCGCCTCTGGCGGGCTTTTTTTTATTCTTTAATCCACCGCGCATGCGGGATGTCAGTGCTGGTCTAAACTTAAGAGACTGGAATAAAAGGAGAGAGTTATGTTTAAACACAATACGAATGAAGAACGTAAGAAAGAAGGTGATGTCAGTAAAAGCCTGCCGGAAGCCGCGCCAAACGCTGGTAATGCATACGAGGAAGATGATCATCCCGCTACTGATGCGCCGAAAGATCATGGCGAAGTGCCGCGCAAAAATGATGACAGCCAGGATGACAAAAAAGATCCTTACAAAGCAAGCTGATGTGCGAGAGGCGCGCCCGCCGGGCGCGCTGGTCAGCGTTAAGATTTAATGAGATCGGCAAGCTGGTGCTGATTTTCAACCAGCCAGGCTGGAAAATGTTCGGATGTCACTGGCACTATCTCCATCCTTCGCGGACGGTTCCAGATATCAATATTGTTCTCAACGCAGCGCCGTATATGATCCGGATTGTTAAATTCGGGGCAGTTACGTTCGGTATGAGAAATCGAAGACATTTTTTTACTGATGCGCTCATCGCTCATTACCCAGGAAAAATGCCACCCTGCATTCTTAACGGTTTTTGTCCGGAAATTTAGCCACTTCCAGCGCCACCAGTTCTCGCGTATCGGTGTACCACGACGCTTAACATTGCGAAGCAATTCCGGTTGCCCCATAAAAAAGTCTCGCAGCGTTTTACAGGTCACCATTTTCGCCAGTGTGGCACAGCGCGGTGTGCCGTCGTCATTTAAAACCCGGACATTAAATTTAAAATTGAAATATTGCTGATGTAGCGTTGTGCAAAGATGTTGATGACTGAATGCTTTTATCGCCTCGGGTCGGGGAATTTCATCGACGTCTGACACAATAACAATATCATCATCCTGCGCACCGGCCAGCCCTTGCATAATCTGATTACGTGCAGTGGCTTCATTTTCCCAGGGATCTGTCTCCCCCGCGTTAACCACAGAACTATTCGATTTAAAGGCTTGCTGATAAAATCTGGGCGCAATATCGTTAACAATATAAATAATTTTATCGCGGAAACGTTCGAACTTCTCAATATCAAAATGAAGCTTTTCCCGGCGTTTACCGGTAAAGGTATAGCGTGATTCCACAATGACAAACCTATCAACAACATGCTCAAGCGTGTTCAGACGCATCTCAAGCAAGATATCTTCATCGTAGTATAAAAAACAGTCATAAATCATAGTATTCAGAGGCACTTAAGTAGTAAGTATTTCATCAGGACACCTCAACATGCGTAACACAATATAGGTATAACGCCTTTTATTGGGCCGGTTTTAAGTGAACCTGATGTGTGTGTAATGTACTGCGTAAAACTTTCCATGTTTATAATAAGCTGGCTAACAAACGCTGCAGGCAATGATTTTCGGGCATCCGTCTCAAAGCAGACTAAAGATATAATGAGCAACGGTTTAGAATGATAATTTACCTGACATTCATCTGACAACGGTTAACACCAGCAGGCAGCATGAGTCACCTGATGCGGGCTACTAAGTTCCTGTCCGTTGCTAACATCATAATGCGTTGCGAAGAATGTTACATTTAGTCCGTAACGCCAGCAATATTAAGCGCAGATTTTTGATTAAAATGAGCGATACGATCAATATCCGGATATTATTGGTCTACAAAATAACCATGATGGTTTCGTTCATGAAGAAGATCATTATTGCCCTGAGCATAAGTCTGTTGGGCGGATGCGTAGATATGGGACGGGTTGGATTACACCCGACAACAAAAATCGCTTATTTCGACGGTCATCCTTTTCAGGTTGAATCCTGCCTTAGCGTAGCGGCACAGGATCAAAGACTCTATCTGGAGCAGGATGAACCGCTGCCGGATGGCACAAGGCGATATAACCTTGAGCAGGATGATGAAACCGTGGCCTGGGTTGAAATTGCTAAGTTCAGCCATCATCAGACCAGTGCAACATTTTACTATGATCCAAAAGCATCAGATATCAGCACAGAAGTTTCAGGGATGATCGCGCGGTGCAAAACATCACGTTAAATGCAGCGTCGGCATGTGGGTGATGCAGGATGGATGATGAGGAGACGGCATACGTTGTCAGGCCAGCCAGAGCTCAAGCGCTTGCCTGACAATCTTTCGCACTCTTCTCAAAAGCTTTTATCAGGCCCGCTTCCGGGCTGTGACATACACACGAGTGGGCAGTCGAAGTTCAGCCTATTTTGCCGGTTCGCAATCATAGGCACCTCGTATGCGGATCTGACTCTGGCTGGTGCGGACGATTTCAGCTCTTAACAGCCCTTTGCCCTCACGGTTCGTCAGCTCCATATCCACCATCCCTGGCGCTTTGCTGTTTTTCACCAGCAGTTTGACCGTCGCGTTGTCGTAATCGCCCTTCTCTTTCGCAAAGGTGACTTTCTGCGTTTTAGCGCGTTCTCCATTCACCGAGAACCAGCCGCTCTTATCAGGTTTAAGAGAGAACGGCCCGCACTGCGTGGCAGCAAAGGCTGGGAGAGATAAGCTGATTAACGATGCGATAAGGATAAGTTTTTTTAGCATTGGGCTGGCGTCCTGCTGATGGGTGATGAGGGGTCAGGTCGCCTGCACTTAAGAGTGAGTTCCCTGCTGCACGGCTCGTAATAAAGAGCAGTATAGTTAATGACACCTGCATTATCGCCAGTACAGGGTCATAGACTCAGCAAAGTGATCGGCCTTGATGCGGGCATCCCACTCTCTCATCGCCTCCACGCAGGCGTGCCTTGTTCAGCGGAATCAGCTCACTAAACCTGCATATTCATAATTTCACTTTGAATATTTAGCCCGTCAGGTTGATGTGCGTTGAAGCGTGGTTTTACAGAGACATACCGCAAGTCACAAACTGCCGTCGTGGTGGTTTTGAGGTGATTTGCGGTATTTTTTTGTGCTACATGTGTGCTACGGCTAAATAATCGGCCTGCTCGGCTCATGCACGGACACCACCTCCGCGGTCACTTTGCCCAGCACGATAATCCCTTCCATGCCCTCTCCGTCGATCGTCTCTCCGTCCGAAGTGATGATACCTGAACGAAACAATCTGCCCAGTTGCGGGAACTCGCCTATCTGGAATGCGATCTTGTCGCCCGGAACAGGCTTCAGAGATTTGTCAGCCAGCACGAACCCGTCCGGCGTCTCAATCAGGATCATGTTGTTGCGGTGAGGCATCAGTACATCGTTCAGGTCGATGCGCCGCTCGATGTAATCGGACGCTGGTGATGGAAACCCCATAGCTACCTCACGTATCCCATGTTGCGTAACGACCAGGTCTTATTCTCGCTTTCCTCGGTAACCAGCTCGAAGAAGGAGTTCTGGTAACGCCGAATCCACCGATTGCACTCTGCCAGCGTCCACACGTGATTCAGGTCATCCAGACGCTTCTGGAACGCCGCAGTGGTGACAATCTGCCTGCCTCTGCCGTCCTTCGTGATCGCGCCCACAAAAGCCGCGTGTATGTCACTCTCTCTCGCCATGATAAATCCTCCTCTGATAAATACTGTATGGATAATCAGTAATATCGATCGGTAGATTTTATCAAGGCGGAGCGGCGCACAGATTTGTAAAGGGGTTGATGGTACAGGGTTTTTATTTGGCGCATGCGATGGGGAGCGACTAATCTCAAATCACAGCCCCCGTAGCCTGCTAAGACAGGAGCGGCTTAGTCATTGCCCGGTCGCCGGGCTTTTTTATTTATTATTTGACGCTCAGCTACTTATTAATCAAAGTATGCGGAAAATCTTAAACCAACAGAACATGGTGTAATTTTGACAGAGCAAAGAGGTAACTTAGCAGGCCATTTCCCGGCAGCTGATGGAATCAGGGGAATGGCTGTGCTGATAGTACTTATCGTACATAGCATGGTTATGTTCTTTCCAAATACTTATGAAGGCCTTGCAGGATCAGGAAAGATAGGCGTATGGCTTTTTTTTGTACTTAGCGCTTTTTTGTTGACTAACAATTTCATTCAAAAAGGGTTTGGATTAAAAAACATTACTTCATACGTGATTGGAAGGATTATTAGAATAATGCCACTATATATCATCACATTGATTGTATATTGCGCATTTGGCTACTTTACATCACAAGAGGCTTATGAAATTTTTAAGCTAAACTCCCCCTGGGGTCACCTGTGGACCATTGCGGTAGAATTCAAATTCTATTTTATACTTCCGATTATTGCTTTCGCTTTGATAAAGTTGAACGAAAGGTTCGGATTGTTGCTTACACTACTATCGGCCTTATTTATCATTGCACTTCAGCAGTGGTATTACCCATATTACGAAGTCAAGCCAAGTTCTACTGACATGATAGGCTATATTTCCGCTTTCGTACCAGGAATGTGCTGTGCTGTAATTGTGTCTGTGAGTACCTTTAAGAAAGATACGCTTTCAGACGCGATATGTGTGCTAGTGTTCATGGGAATAATGCTATCTGTACCTCAAATAAGGAGCGTTTTTTTAGGCATCCCAAATGATGGTTACCTTCTAAATAAGCACGTTCACTTTTCCTTAGCATGGACTGTATTTTTATATTTCTCCCTATCTTCTTCAGGGAAAATAAATAAACTATTCAGTTCAAAAGCATTAAGACAGCTAGGTAAGTGGAGTTTTTCAATTTATCTATTCCACTGGATAATTTACACCCAAATAACAAATCATTTTGCAGGTAGTGTCATGTGGGCGACGTTATCGCTTTTCATAGCAATCACTACTGGAGCGGCTGTTTACTTTCTCATTGAAAAACCAATCGAAAGATTCCGACACTTAATAATGAAGAGAGTCTAAGTTCCACCTATTGGATTGGGGCGTAAAGCCCCACCATTACTCAGGCCAATAAAAGTTTTTCTTTGTCTTATCGTAAGCCATCCCTGTTGACGCGGGATTCTGTTGGCTAATTTCGACAAGATAATAATCCTCTAATTTAAAATCTGGCTCTGCCACTATAGTATTTTCTACTACATCTGTAGAAGAAAAATAATGCATAGACTTTTGCTTCCAGTATGCATCCTCCCTAATAATCACATAACTGTTAGCTCCAGCGCCATGCAGATTATAAGATATTGATGTTGCTTTTTTCCCAGTAAGAGGATCAAAGAATCTTGAATCTCCGTCGGATGTCGCTATGGCGGGCATGTATGAGCCGCTGGACGGGTGCAGAGCTTTTATGCTCGGACATTCAAAGATCGATTCCTTGATCATCACGTGACACGATGACAAAATCCGGTATCTTTTTTTTCAGGTGTCACCATGGCTAAATTATTCGCCCGCTACATGACGATTGGAGTTCTTAACACGCTTATTCACTGGGTCGTGTTTGCCATCTGTATCAAGAACGATCAGAGTCAGTCAGTCTCTAACTTCATAGCATTTTGCGTCGCCGTTACCTTCTCATTCTTCGCGAATGCCAAATGGACCTTCAAATCTGATGCTACCACTTTCAGATACATGATGTATGTGTTCTTCATGGGTGCAGTGGCGACCCTTATTGGAGCATCTGCAGACCGGCTGCATATCAACCCTGTGGCCACCCTTGTAGTATTCTCTGCAGTAAGCCTTGTGTGCGGATTCCTTTATTCTAAGTATATTATTTTTAGAGAAAAATCATGAAGATATCGCTAGTAGTCCCCGTCTTTAATGAAGAAGATGCGATAAGGCATTTTTACAGCGCAGTAAGATACAAAGACTTCTTGAAGCCATATGAAATAGAGATTGTCTTCGTAGATGACGGAAGCTCAGATTTCACGGCACAACTGATGAAGGATATGCAGGAAAGCGATCCATTAGTGCGGAATGTATTCTTTACCAGAAATTTCGGTAAAGAAGCCGCGCTTTTCGCGGGCATCGAGTGTGCCACTGGTGATGCGATTATCCCTATTGATGTAGATTTACAGGACCCGCTGGAAGTTATCCCACTACTGCTTGAGCGGTGGCAGGCAGGTGCGGATATGGTTCTGGCTAAGCGCATTGACAGAAGCACTGATGGACACATGAAGCGAAAGACTGCAGAGTGGTTCTACCGCCTGCACAACAAAATCAGTTCTCCAAAGATTGAAGAAAACGTAGGTGACTTCAGACTGATGTCCCGTGGCGTGGTTGAGAGCATCAAGCTTCTGCCTGAGCGTAACCTGTTTATGAAAGGAATCCTGTCATGGGTTGGTGGAAAAACGGAAATCGTTGAATATGCCCGTGCGGAGCGCGTTGCAGGAACCACAAAATTCAATGGATGGAAGTTATGGAATTTGGCCTTAGAGGGTATAACCTCATTCTCAACTGTCCCACTTCGCATGTGGACTTACATCGGGTTTTTCGTGGCCTCACTGTCGTTCCTCTATGGTGTGTGGATGATTATTGATAAGCTCTTCTGGGGTAATCCGGTAGCTGGCTACCCTTCTATTTTGGTCTCAATACTCTTTCTTGGTGGCGTTCAGTTGATTGGTATCGGCGTGCTGGGTGAGTACATCGGACGTATTTATACCGAGGTTAAACAGCGACCTCGTTATGTTAAGAAAAAAGAGAGCGAAAAGTGATGAGCAAAGGGAAATATTATAAACTTTCGCGCTATATTTTCTGGCTTGGGCTGGTGATATCAGTTGCGGTTCCGTATGTGTTTTACAAGTCATTCAATAAGATAGTTATTACGAAACCTTCAATGCCAACCGCAGGCAATGAAAATGTAATGTTCAATGTTGATCAATGTGAGTATCACCATGGCAGACTAACAATTCGCGGATGGGCAACACCTAAAGAAGGCGTCGGCGACATTATGACCTTTGCGGAAATTGATGGTAAAACCTACAAATTGCACACAGGTCAAATTAAGAGAGTTGATGTCAGCGCCTATATGAACAAGCCAGGGATATATGACAAGTCTGGTTTTTCATCGTCAATTAATATTGGTGATGATGTTAAGTCCATCAAGGCCCTCATACAAATCAGCAAAGACAACAATGTATATGTGGTGAAACATGACTGTAAATAACTTGAGGCCATTAAAGATACTTGGCTTTATATACGTTGCAACCATACTGGTTTTTATCGCCATAAGCCTGCATACATGGGGAGCGGATGATGATAAGTACTTTAGTGATGCGTTGCTGAATCGTAGCCTTTTTGAATTCCTCGATATCCGTTATCACACATGGACTGGAAGAATCCTTATCGAAGGAATTATGGTTCTGACGATTAACCATCCTTGGTTCTTCAAGTTCGTGATCCCACTTTCACTTTGTGTAATGGCAGCATCACTTGTTGCCCTGTCATCACGTGGGCGCAAGGCAGGGTTGCTCTCCTTCTGCTTGTCACTCACCCTGTTGCTGCTCATCAACGGTGACGTAATGGGTGAGGCTTCATGGTGGGTGACCGGTTCCTATAACTACCTACAGCCGATCGCAGCTGGTCTGCTTTCGCTGGCTATTTTTTACTATCACAGGAGCGGCCCGGTCTGGACTAAAGTCCTAGCTTTGGCTCTGCTGGTCTTCGCGTGCTTCAACGAAATCTACTCAATCTTATTTGCTGTACCAGCAATAATTGCCATAACATACGCCCGCAAAGACTACGGAAAATACAGTGCGATTTATTTCATCGCTGCAGCACTAACAACGGCATTCGCACTCACTGCGCCAGGAAATCGTGAGCGGTTTTATAAAGAAACATCCCGATGGTTCCCTGACTTTCCTAACTTCAATATCATTGATAAAGTGGCTTTAGGATTCGACCGCCTTAGCTCACACATAACCGAACAAAACGTTTTACTTTTGGTGCTGATGGCTGTTCTCGTCGCCTGCATTGTGCTGCAAAAGAAAAACATTACTGGCTTGCAGATGCTTTGTATGGCTGTGCTTGCCTTTAAATTCGCATTATTCTTCATCTTTACCAGATATAGCTATCCGCTGAAGGCATTTACTCACTTCGAATTTTTAGATTTCGGAAACGTTGCTGATATAAAGTTCTTTTTCCCGTATGTTTTTTCATTGTTTATATTATTCACATGCATCTCGCTCATGACCTCAATATGTGACTCAGTGGAAGACCTGATAAACATGCCAGTAGTCTTCATTCTGGGAATTGCTTCCGTAGTGATGATGGGATTAAGCCCTACCGTTTATGCGTCAAGCTTTAGGGTTGTATTCATTTTCGACCTGTCTGTTATCTATGTAATTTTATACATGATGTTTAATAAGCTCCCCTTAAAGCGTTAGGAAGTTAAGCCCGGAATAGCTCCGGGCTTTTCTTTTTACATCGCTGACATGATAAAGCAAATTAGCTCGTCATACCTGATGCCATAAAGCTCTCCAGCCTCGCGAACCAACCTCTTAGCTCCTGTGGCGCGCTGCTCCTTAACTTTTGCCGTATACGTGATATCAACCCGGCGCGTGCCAACCTGCTCACCATTGATAATGACCGGTTCATCAGCCTTACCTGCCACTTCCCTCTCTTCCTCAACATCCTCATAAATATCCTCATACTCGTCTTCCCATTTGTCGTAGCAGAGGAAGGCGTACATATCAGGATCTAGTCCGTGCTTAACCAGAACATCACGAACATACTGAGCACCGACACCAAAGTGATAACGGGCTTTGTCCGCGCCCTTCTCCGAAATAGCATCGTTAAACTGGAACTTCCGCATCATTCCTTTGATCTCGCCTGCAGCATCTTTCTCTGCCCGCTCAATATCAAGGAAGGTTTTAGTCGTTACATCAGATGTGTTGATCGTTCCCGTACTTGCGTAAACAATGCTAAACCGATACTGAGGTAGGCCAAGTGTTTTCGTACCATCTGTTGAAGGGCGAAAGCTGTTGAACTCTACAATGTAGCCAACCGCTTACTCAGGCCACCCTGATAGTCGCAGGCAATCACCATCGGCTCAGACCAGCCTAGAGAATCCCCGTACTCATCCAGTCCCAAAGGCTTCCAGATGGTCGCCTGAGCCGTATATGACCAGCTGGCTAAAGATGACATGTCATTCCCTCCAGCTGATTACAGTGGGCTTTTCAGCCGCGACGCGAGGGCAGTTAATCCGCCACTCGCCAGCCGCGTTTACGTAACCGGTAGCCTGAGAGCCGTTATCGGTTTTCAACCAAACCCGGCTGAATGCCTTGGGTAACCTCTCCGATACAGGAATCCACATCAGCAGCCCCCCACAACGTCAAAGAACCCAACACTGCTGCCTACATCAATCGGCAATGATGACGTACAGCCAGACGTATCGAGCGCGGCGAGAGTGTTGCGCATAGTCTTCACATCACCGCTGTAATCGAATGACCGGGACGCCCCTGAAGGCGCTGACTGTGATTTGATGCGCTGGCTGTATGCGGTGATAGCCATCAAAGTCACGGCGTACACCTGAATCAGCATCAGATCGCATTCATCGTAGCCAGCCGCCTCCAGGCACATGCTGACACTGCCTAACTTGCAAAGGTAGGCATCAATCATGAAGTCCGGGACGGAGTAACCCAGCGCAGATAACTGCTGTTTAACCTGCGCCGCCGTTATCTTGTGGCATCCCAGTCGTGGTCTTCCTGTGTGGTATCCACGTCATCAGGTTTCTTGTCATCGCGTACCAGCACAGGGACACGGCTTATCCAGCCACGGCAGTAATCGAAAACGTAGAACGCTGGCTTTTCAGGAGCGCCACTCTCTGTCTTCTTGCCTTCAATGACCGCCTCAAGCATGTCAGCGAAAATTGATGCGCCGTTAATTCGCGATCCGGGTTTTTTGTTGGACTCCATCCACTTTAACGCCCTGCTTCTCCATCTTCTGACCGATGGAGAATTCGTTGTCAGCAGTATTGTAAATGGCGCTATCAGCTGGGCCCGGAATTACACCTTTGCAGATGCCAGGCATGATATGCATCTGCCCCTGCTGCTTTGTTTCTTCCGGCTCGTCACACTCTTCGCCCGCGAGACGCTTGTCGACCCACGCAACCCCTTTGGCGACGTTAGTTGATGACATGTTGAGCCCTTTGTTTAGCTCATCAGGCGGGCATCCGTACCACTCGCCAATAAGAATCAGTGAGCCAGCAGGCGGGCAGAACTTGTTTCCATCAGATAACGTTACCTCTGTGCCGTCAGCCTGCGCCCACCACAGGTTGGAAAATGGTTTCGACTCGCCCCAGTCATGGGATCGGTCAACGGTCCAACTGTCAGGAATACTGAATGGCTTGATAACGTGAAGTGACTCGTTCCACAGATGGTCAAAGCGACCGCCACTTGTCACGTCCCATGAACCCTCAACCCACGCTTTACGCTTGTTTGGGTCTTTGATGCTCATCAGCGTGGCGATGTACACCGGGTCGAGATAAGGGTTCTCTTTGAATGAGCCGTGGATGGCTACACGAGTGAGCGTTATCTCTTCTTCCTGCTGAGTCTGCGGGTTCGGAACCATCTGCTTCTCGCGGATAATGGTTCCACGTGGAGCTGGGGCAATGAATCGCTTCTTCACCCATGTATGTCCGATGCCAAATGGATTTGTGGTGTTGAATGTCTCAAGCGGGATGTTCGGTAATAGCGATCCGTCGTCGCGCGGTTAATCATGCGGCCTGAATGAAGATCGCCGGCAAGAGAACATCGATTCGTAAAAGTCTGCGTTAGGCTGCTTTGTCAGTTCGTTAAAGCCGATGAACGGAAATTCCTGACCGTGGAAGTCCCAGTAGTCGTCAGCCTCTTTACCAAAGCGAAAAAGCAGCTCTTCTCCCGTAGGCCATACCCACCGCAACTCCGAAGCTGAGTTCAGAAATCTGGCTCCATCACCGAAAAGGCGATACATACGCTTTGACTGAGTGATGATGTCGGCAAGGTTTTTGTATTCTGTGTCGAAGATGATGCCGCGCCAGAATGTGCCGTATCCCAATCCCACCAGGCGGCGAAAGCGAGCAAGTTGTGCTGCCGTCTTGCCGGGTCCGCGAGTCCCCTCAAACAGGATTTCATCGCATGGGCAACTCATTGCCAGAGATTGTGAGCCGGGCAAAGGCTTCCAAACTACGTTGTAGCTCATTTGCCTAATACCTCGCTCTGCTGTTGCTGTGCGGCCGCCTCCCACTCTTCAGCACTGCTACATGATGGTACTGGCATGATGTTGTGAGTTGCGGTTACTTTCTGGTCTATCTGCTCTTTGAATGCCTGAACGCTGATGTGCTTACCGAGCAATTCGAGATTCTTCACCTTGTCCGGCCATTTTATTTTCTTCAGCAGGCCAGCCGAGCCTCCCGACATCTCAGTAACATCCATACCGGATAGGGTTGTACGCCACGCTTTCGGCCAGTCTTTAATAGGCTTCAGTTCGCCATTCGTAAGCAGGATATCGAGCACGTCCATCTGATCAATCTCCACCAGGCGGCGAAGCACATAAGCAGCGTCAATATTTACTTGTTCGTTGCGTTCAGATTTCAGTTCGACGATTCTATTTTGGATGTCAGGTTTTGTTAGGTTCTCGCAACCTGATGCTCGGGCGGTCTTTTCGCTGTACCCCGCCCGAATTGCCGCTTGCGTGGCGTTCAAATCGATGAGGTACTCGCGACAGAACATCTCTTGTTTGTCAGTGAGTGCCATTGTTTTTCCAAAGGGATTGAATGATGACTACGTTTTATACTGTTGACAGGGCGGCGGCACTTGGCTGTCCAAACCCTTTAGCTGCCGGGATGATAATTTACCCTACAGAAGGCTTCAGCCATCTTGGACCTCAAACCAGTGCAAATCTTTCTGCACTGCTGCCAGGTGACTACTCCCGCCATGGAAAACGGTACTTGATAGAAGATCTCCCGATGACTTCGCATGCCGGGCATCCCATGGAGATAATTCTTGAGCTGTTAAGGCAGCGCGATTACCCAACAAAGCCATCTAGACTAAAATCAGCGTTCGGTTGTTTGGACGTTGCCAGCGCCAAAGCTTTCAGAAATCTGAACCCCGCATACGCAAAATCTCCCATTTTTGAAATAGAGCCTGCACATCAATCTGCCCATATAGCGGATATGAATCTTTTGAATATTTCCTGCCCAGCCCATGAGTATCTCAACAAATGTCATCTCTATTGGCAAGGCCAGCCAGGTCCGTCCCCTTTTTGGGAAGCGGTAATACCCCTTCCTGCTAATATCGGCGAACAAGTAGCTTAGATGTTATAAAATAGCGCTGTTATTTCACGACTACTCTATTGTCCCTTCCGGTTCCGGCACATATTCCATCTTCAGCACATCATCAGGCGATAGGTATACCCAAGCGCCATCTTCCCGGGCAACGCCAATAAAGCCATTAACCATCTCAGGCTGTGATCGGTTCATCAGTCCTGTGTGAGTCTCGCCTGACTTCATGGTTACTGTAATTCGATATGTATCTGTCATAGATTGGCCTTCGGTTAATCGATGCCTTGGCATTCTCTTTACGCTATTAGTCAGCGTACCTACATGTTGAGTGCAAAATTCAGTTATCATTTACGCATTGATAACGTGCATAAACTATTCATATGGACACAGCACTTGTAGTAAGAAGGGCTTCTATCAACTCACGTCCACAGTGGGCGCTCATAATCCACAGCATCAATGGCTACTGTGTGTGCGTGGTTGATAAAGCATTCCCGATAGTGGAAGGCCAGGAGTTGTCACGCCATCCCACACACAGGGGTGTATGGGTGCTCTCAGGTAGCAATATTGTTTTCCCATCGAACGTGCATGGCGGGATGAGTATGAATGAGGCTGAGGCGATACTGCTCCGCGTGACTCAATGAATAGATGGGTAAACCGTGTCATATGCCTGATAGATGCAGCAGTTGATATTCTGCGTGATCAAAGAGAGCTGACTCGAATGTATCCTCAGACCTCTTTCACTTTTCATACCAGGGAGTATGGCGAGCGAATTGAGGAGCAGAAGACGTTCGTGTTCAACCCCAGTGTGAACGCTGTCAATGGCCGATCGGGAGCATATTACTCAACAGAGTCACTCGGACAAATATGGACCGGCGCACTGAGGCGTGCAGGCCTTCGTCACCGGAAAGCATATCAGTCCCGTCATACGTTCGCATGCTGGGCTCTCTCAGCAGGCGCAAACCCGAACTACGTTGCATCGCAAATGGGTCACTCCGATGCGCAGATGGTGTACCGGGTTTATGGCGCCTGGATGTCAGAGAACAATACCGACCAGCTATCACTCATCAACACGAAAATGAGCGATCTTGTGCTACATACGTGCTCCACTAAAGTGGCAGTATGA